GTGCTGAAGAACGTCACCTACGTGTCGGCGGGAAGGTACAGCCAGCTTATCATGCGTACTGACGAGTTCCTCCGCGAGTACTGGCCGCAGCGCACCTCCGTGGGTGAACCCAAGTACTATGCCCGCTGGGGGTACAACCAACTTCTGGTGGCCCCCGCGCCCTCCACCAGCGCCTCCCTCGAAATCTCCTACGTGCAGATCCCCACCTCCATTGGCAGCGTGGGCACCTCCACCAATTGGCTCACGGAGTATGCCCCTGAGGCGCTCTTCTACGGGTGCATGCAGGAAGCCTGCATGTTCATGAAGAACTACCAGGCCGCCGCCCTCTGGGAGGGCAAGTACCAGGACGCCGTCGGGAAGTTGCGCAACGAGGCCCGGCGCACCCGCCAGGATGACAACCTCAATAACAACTCGCCTGCCGGCGGCGACAACACCCTGCAAGGAAGCGTGTAATGCCCTCTACGTATAGCTCCTCCCTCCGCCTCGAACTCCAGGCCACTAGCGAAAATGCCAACACGTGGGGAGTCAAGACCAACAACAACCTCAACCTCATCGAGCAGGCCATTGCGGGCTACGTCAAGATCACCCTGACGAGCGCCTCCGCTACCTACACCCTCGACATCACCGATGGCGTAGCCTCTGATGGGCGCAACGCCTTCATTGAGTTCGTAGGTACAGTGGCCTCCGCCATCTCGGTGGTGGTGCCCGACGTGGAGAAGGGCTACTGGGTCAAGAACTCGGCCACGGGCAGCAACCTTACCTTCCGCACCTCTGCGGGTACCGGCTTTACCCTGCCCACCAACCAGTGGGTCTTCGTCGTAACGGATGGAGCCTCGGCGGTCAACACGACGCCCACCTCCCTCACCGGCTACGCCAAGCTGGCCAGCGACCAGACCTTCACGGGCCTCAACACCTTCACCTCCGCCACCAACTTCCAGGGCGCGGCATCCATAGCGGGTGCTCTCTCGGTTACGGGCGCGGCAACCTTCACTTCCGCTGTCACCTTTGCCGGTTTGGTCACCCTGACCTCGGCGGTGGTGGTGGCTGCCCCCCTCTCGGTCACGGGTGCCGCTGTCTTCACTAGCACCGTCGATGTCTCAAAGGCCCTTACGGTTGCGGCTACTGTGGCATCCACCCTGGGGGGCATCAAGTTCCCCGACAACACGCTGCAGACCACTGCAGCCACGGCGGGTGCGAGCATCCCCGCAGGCTCGGTGATGGACTACGCCGGAGCCACGGCTCCCAGCGGCTGGCTGCTTTGCGCCGGGCAGGCCGTCTCTCGCAGCACCTACGCCGACCTGTTCACCGCCATCAGCACGACCTACGGGGCTGGCGACGGAAGCACGACCTTCAACCTGCCAGACCTTCGTGGCCGCGTCGCCGTCGGCAAGGACGACATGAACGGGACCGCCGCCAACCGGATAACCTCCGGCGGCAGCGGCATCACCGGCACGACCCTTGGTGCCGCTGGCGGCACGCAGACGCACACGCTGACCACGGCCCAGATGCCCGCGCACTCGCACGGAGGAGTTCTTACACCGAGTGGCGGCTCTCAAACTTTGTTTCCCTGCGGCTCAAGCACTTCTGGCGACACCGGATCGACCGGAGGCGGCGGCGCGCACCAGAACACGCAGCCTTCGATGATCCTCAACAAGATCATCAAGACCTAACGGAGGAGCAGTAGCCCCATGCGAGTCACCGTCATCTTCCCCGACGCCACCGTCTATGTCGACGGCGAGGCGCGTCAGGTCGCGCTCCCGGCGCATGATCCGAACTGGCACGCGCTGCAATGGAGCGGCGAGTTTGGTGACGTAGAGGTGCGCGTCGGCGCTGCCTACATGATCACCGACCCAGCCATCGTCGAGCCGTTCGTTGCCGCGTGGCGCGCGACGGTTCCCGCCCCGGCGTCTCCCTCGGGGCAGCCGGCGACCGGCGTCGAGGAGATGTGAAGTGGAGCAGCACTCCTTCTCCGCGATGGGGCAGACCTATGTTAGGTACGTCTTCAGTCGGGGGGAAGGCCTACCCAAGCACCAGCATGATGTGGATCACCTCACCATAGTTGCTGCCGGCAAGATCAAGGCATCCACGGACGCCCGTCAAATCGAAAGGGGTCCTACGGATTCTCCCATCCTGTTCAGGGCCAATCGCGCGCACGAGATTGAGGCACTGGAAGACGACACCGTCATACTCAATGTGTTCGAGACCACCCATGGATGACACCACCAAGAACCTCATCGATACGGCCTCGGTAGCCACCGTGGTGGGTACCTTCGCGGGACTCTTCCCCGCCATCGCCGCCCTCTTCACCATAGTGTGGACCGCGTTGCGCATCTACGAGAGCAAGACGGTGCAGGGCTATCTGGAGAAGAAGCGTGGCGGAAGCACCCCGTAGTCCTCGCCTCATCACGGCACCTGCCAAGCCCGGCGTCAACCGGGAGCTTACCCGCTACGCGGGCGAGGGCGGCTGGTACGACGGCGACAAGGTAAGGTTCCGCTACGGCCAGCCCGAAAAAATTGGTGGGTGGCAGAACATCAACGGCGTGGGGGACACCGTCACGGTACCCGGCGTGGGCCGCTCCCTCTTCACGTGGGTCAACCTGGCGGGCACCACCTACCTCGCGGTGGGCACCAACTCCCACCTCATGGTGTGGGACGGCGGCAAGTACTTCGATATCACCCCCGTCGACACTTCGGTTTCCGCCTCCAACATCATCAGCACCTCGGCGGGCTCCACCACCATCACGGTTTCAGTGTCGGCCCACGGCCACTCCACCGGCGACTACTTCTACTTCACCTCCATTACCACTACGGTGGGCGGCAACATCTATCCGGTGAGCGCACCCCTGGGGGGCTTCTCCATCACGGTAGTGGATGCCAACAGCTTCACCATCAACACGGGGGTCACTGCCGCCGCCACATCTGCTTCCTCGGGCGGCGTGGCCACGGGCTTCTTCATCCATCCTTCCGGGTTCGGCAGCAATGCCGCCAGCTTCGGGTGGGGCGCGGGCGTGTGGAGCGGCGGCCAGGGCTGGGGTACTCCCGCCTCTTCAGCCTTCGTGGCCCCGCTGCGCTACTGGAGCATGGACAATTGGGGTGAGGACCTGGTGGCATCCCCCCGCAACGACGGCATCTACTATTGGGATTCCTCGCAGGGTACCGCCAAGCGAGCCTACCAGGTTACCGCCACCCCCTCCCAAAATACGCAGATCCTGGTGAGCCCCGAAGATAGGCACCTCATCTCCTTCGGGTGCCCCGACGCCCTGACCTCGGTAGTGAACCCCCTCTACCTCCGGTGGTGTTCGCAGGAGGACATCAACGATTGGACGGCCTCGGCAACCAACACGGCGGGCGACAAGGTCCTCTCGGGGGCCTCCGAGATCGTGGCAGCAAGGCGCACCCGGGGCCAAATCCTCATCTGGACCGACGAGAACCTCTACAGCATGCAGCAGGTTGGTCCCCCGTATACCTTCGGGTTCCAACTCATCGGCACCAACTGCGGGGCGCTGGGCCAGAATGCCATGACGGAGGTGGGGGGCCGCACCTACTGGATGGCCGACGAGCGCTTCATGATGTATGATGGTGCGGCGGCGCGACCCCTGAAGTGCGACGTGCTGCGCTACGTCTTCGAGGCCCTGGATCGCACCCAGCTAGACAAGATCGTGTGCGGCTCCAACACCTCCTACAACGAGGTCATCTGGTTCTACCCCACCACCTCGGGCGAAGTGGACTCCTACGTCATCTATGACTACATGCAGGATCTGTGGTCAATCGGCACCATGGTGCGCACGGCGTGGATCGACCAGGGCATCGCCACCTACCCCATTGCCGCCGAGTATGCCGGCAGTGCCACCAAGCTCTACTATCATGAGTATGGCAACGACGCCGACGGAGCGGCCCTCCCATCCTACATCGAGAGCAATCTCTTCGATCTGGACGCGGGCCAAGAGTTGATGTACATGGATAGGATCATCCCCGACTTCTCCGATAGGAATGGGGATGAGATGCCGGGCAACGTCGAAATTACGCTGCACACCCTCAAGTACCCCAACACTCCGACGGCGCAGGAAGTCACGAAGGGGCCCTTCACCGTATCGGCGCAGACGCAGAAGATCGACCTGCGTATACGGGGGCGCCACGCATATTATCGCATCGACGGGGGTGGTGTCAACACCTCGTGGCGCTTGGGTGCCATGCGTTTTCGGGTGGCCCCCGACGGTGAGCGATGAAGCCCCTCCTGCCCCTTCCCCCTCTCTCACTTCCCCCCGATGCCCAGAGTGCGTGGGGTGAGTTGGTGCGCGTCCTCAAC